CATCCAGACTTAAAGAGTAAAAATATTCACTTATATTTTTCTATGTGTGGGTGGGATACAGTTACAACGAGAGAGAGACTAAACACTTTATTTTATGAACTGTTTAATGGTGAACGAGTTTACTTGCAACAAGTTACAGGTAATCAATATATTTACATCAACAATAATTGCATAGAGATAGACCCTAGCAAGGTTTATATATTGCGAGAGATTGGAGATGATCTATTTTTAGATGAGCCAGTTGCCCTAGCAATTTAGCCTACTGAAGAGCCTTTGAAATACAGGCGAAACTAGATAGCATTTTGTTATCTAGTCTAGGTAATTATTAAATACTGGGAGGTATTATGGAAGAGAATAAAACTATAAAACTAGATCATTTAACTGTTCTTAGTTTTAGAGCCTTGGCTAGATATAGAAGTATAAACTATGGTGAATATCTAGCGTCAGTCAATGTGGTTATGGATATTCTTAGTCAGATTCCTAAACCAATTCAAGAAAAGTTGGTTAAGTCTGACTTTTTGTTGGAGAGCAAAAATGGATAAATTCTTTAAAAACAAGGGAGTTTATATCGAGGGTTTAGAGAGTGGTGATCACTATATTTTATTTAGACCTAATATGACTGGTTCTTATAAATGGAGACTGTTGACCTTAGTTGTTTTATCTAATGGAAAGGCAGTTGCCCACGTTATAAATGATTTTAAATACAAAAATGATGCTTATCATTTTATATGTGTATTTGAATCTAATGTTCCTAATTTAACTTGGGAAGATGCTTACAAAAAAGCAGTGCCATTAGCGAATCAATAAACCTACTGACGAGCAAGTGAGATTCTTGCGAAACTAGATCGAGGAGACTTGATCTAGTCTAGGTGGATTTACTGGAAAATATTTATTATTGACTGGTAAATCTTTTTACTAACTTTGTTTCATGGAGGGAATTATTATGAAACCAAGTCAAGCATTACAGATTATGAAATCTGTTTTAGGTGGTGGAAACACGCCTTTTCTACTAGGTGGAACAGGTGTTGGAAAATCTGCTGTAGTTAGGCAATTAGCTACTGAGTTAGCTGATGATAGAGAGATAGTCGTTGATAACATTAATCCTAAGTCAAAAGAGTTTGGATTTATTGATTTTAGACTTTCGTTGTATGAATCAGTTGATCTTGGTGGACTTCCTTATATAGATGATGAGGGAGGACAAAAGAGAGCCTTTTTAGGTAATCTTCCCAAGAGTGGCGAGGGTGTCTTATTTTTTGATGAGTATGCCCAAGCACATCCAAGCGTTCAAGCTGTAGTAGGTCAATTGATCTATGAAAAGCGTTTAGGCGAATACGTTTTGCCTAAAGGGTGGAAGATGATATGTGCTGGAAACAGGGCGAGTGATCGTGCTGGGTCTAACAAACTTCCTAGTCATGTTATTGGAAGATGCTCATTAATCAATTTTGAGCATGACTTTCAAGATTGGGATAAGTGGGCAATTGAGAATGATGTTGATAGTAGGGTAGTAGGTTATCTGAACTTTCAACCTCAATTTCTTAATGACTTTGATGCCAAGATCACTACTCCTCAACCAAGTCCTAGGGCATGGTCGAGATTGAGTGATACATTGAAAACCAATCCACCTAAAGAACTCATTCAGAAAATAGCTGAATGTGATGTTGGGGAAATACAAGCAATTGAATTTACTAACTTCATTTCACTAATGGATGATGTTCCAAATCTAAGCGACATAGTAAGTGGTAAAGACGTGGAAGTCGTTGACAAAGTAGGACTTTGTTTTGCTACTGCTGTTGCCTTAGTGGATGTAATCAAGAGTGCAAAAGAATCTCTAGTTGTAGATTATTTTGAAAATGCTCTTGCCTATGTTCAGAAATTCGCTACTCCAGAGTTTAGTTTGTTTTTCGTAAGACAATCTATCACTAGGAGAAGTGAATTAATTGATACTTCAGTCTATGCAAAATTTAAAGTTAAGCATCAAGACTTAGAGTATTAAAACCTACTGATGAGCCTATGAAATTTAGGCGAAACTGGAGAGTAAAGATACGCTGAATTGCAATTAAGCATTTTAGTTTTCTTGTTGGTTATGTATTGATTTAAAAGTTAAGGTGGGAAGTGGCTACCTTTAATGAAAACCAGTGATACAGGGCAAAATAAAAATTAAATGCCCTAAAAGGATAAAACAATATGTTAAATGAAAGGAACTGACTTTTAAATTTTACGCTAACTACTCTCTAGTCTAGGTGTTTCCTAATGATAGGAAATATTATTAACCAGTATATATTTTTCTAGGAGGTTTTATGAAAAATGAAAATACTAATACGTTAAGTGAAAATGCTACTTTGGTAAGACTTACTACTAAGTTTTGGAGTGGCATTAAAACTGATAAATCACTTCGTGATAACTTAGCTGACATTACTAATACTAGTGATGAATCTTTGTTGCACGTTGCCAAGCATTTAGTTGGATTCAATGCTAATAAATACTTTAGACGAATCATTAACAAAGTGCGAAATGATAGCTACTATCCACTGACTTTGCCTTGGGATGATAATTCCTCGGATGATGATAACAAGGTCGTAAGTGGGTGGAGATTATGCCCAAATAGTCAATTAGACAATTTGCAAAAGGCAGTAGATCAAGCAAGGCAAGACTTCTTTAAAGAAGTTGATGAGTTTTGTAAGAACTATCCTAATATGATTATTGATGCTAAAGAAGTTTTAGGTCATGCTTTCAATATGGGTGATTATCCACCAGTGGATGATATTAAAGATAAATTCAAATTTGATTTTGAGATTTCTTTAATACCTAGCTATAGCAACGATATCAGATTAAACGTATCTGCTGACTTGCGAAAACGTATCGAACAGGATGCTGAAAATAGACTTAGCAAAAATGTTAAGACAATCTTCCAGACTACTGTTGATGCTTTAGTAGAACAAGTTGAGCATATATCAGAGAAACTTAAATCTTATGACCCTACTAATAAAAAGGGTGGATTCTTTAAAGATTCTAGTTTCGATAAATTGCGAAAAGCAGTTGAAGTTATTCCTAACGTCAATCAAGACGTATTAGGCAATGACATTGATATAGCTAATGCTCACCAAAGTCTAGTAGCTGTTTTGTCTACGATTAACAGTATTGATTCTCTTCGAGATGAGACTGATATTGGAGATGCAAAACGTAAAAAAGTTGCTGATGATCTAGATAAAGCCATTGACCCATTGAAAGGTGGATTAATGAAAAAACTAGGTGGTAAAGATGACTGATAGAGTTTTACAAGCAAGAGCAAGATTAATGAAACATGATGTAGGAATTGCATCAATGCTACTTAATCTTGAATTAGTAGAAACTGATAAGTGCGACACTATGGCTACGAATGGAAAAGAGATACTTTGGAATCCTAAGTTTGTTAAAGAAATTACAGATAGGGAAATAGAGTGTGTCCTCATCCATGAATCTATGCACGTTGTATGGGAACATCCACTTAGACGAGGAAAACGTAATCACGAACTATGGAATGTAGCTACTGATTATGTAATCAATGCTTATATCAAAATTGATCTAGGCATGGATTTACCTCAAGGTGGATTATTTAATTATAAGTATCGTGGGTGGACTGCTGAACAAGTCTATCGAGAACTTGATACTAATGATGATGCCTTGCAACAAGCAATAGATGAGTGCAATAGTGCAAATGGCAATTCTGATGATTCAGATAGCAATTCACAATCATCAAGTGATGATAAGTATTCCAACATACCTAAACTTGTAGGTGAGGTATGGGATGCAGTGAACGAAGAGGGTAAACCTCTTAATGAATCTGAAAAGGAAGAGATGTCTAATGCTATCAGATCGCAAGTGTTTTTCGCTGATAAGATCGCCAGTCTGAGTGGAACTTCCTCAATGACTGGAAGAGTTGATGCTGTTAAGGGTGGAACTCTTAACTGGAGAGACTTGTTATCTGATTTACTAACTTCAATGACCCTAAAAGATCAATCATGGTCAAGACTGAATAAACGTCATTCTTGGAGGGGTATTAATTTACCTAGCAAGATACGTTCTAATGAGGGTGGGGAAATTGCAGTTGCCATTGATACCAGTGGTTCAGTTTCACAATTTGAACTCAACATTTTTTCTGAGGAATTACAGGCAATATGCGAATCTTGCAACATTGATAAAGTAAGAGTTTGCTATTGCGACACTACTGTAAGAAAAAATAACGAGGGTGAATGGTGGGATATATTTGATCTCTCAATGGGTGATGATATTGAACTAGAGGTAAGAGGTGGAGGAGGAACAGATTTTGACCCTCCTTTTAATCTCTTCAATGACCATTCAGATGATGTTGAGGAAGTTTGTGCCTTTATATATTTCACTGATGCTTATGGCGAAGTGGATGCAAAAGTAGAGCCAAGCGTTCCTGTAATTTGGGCGATAACTCATAATGGTTATGAGTATGACCCTAAATTTCCTTTTGGGGAGAACGTATACGTCAACGTTTCTGAGTTTCACTAACGTCTGATTCGATTTAAGGGTAGGGTAATCTAGCCTATGCTAGACCCTTACCCTTATCGTCTTAATGCAAGAGAGAGGATTCTGAGAGGTCGAAATCTGAGTTTTTGTCTGAAAAATGGGTGTTTTTCACTGATGAGCCTAAAAATAGGCGAAACAGAAACTTAAATAAATTTATAAAAAATAGGAGGTTTTGATGAACATATTAGAAAAAGTAAAAATTTGGTTAAAGGAAGAAATAGAACATAACGAGCCTGTATTAAATGGTGATGAAGAATTATCTGATGATTCTTTGGGTATTCATGAGGGTAGAAGTGAATGTGCTACATCTTTACTTGAACAAATTAAAAAATGGGAATGCTAATGATAAATAACAGGCAATTTATATGGATAGCAGTAAGTCTGACAAACTTACACAAAAAAATGTCATGGGCGATAGCTACTTTAATTAGTGGCTATCGCTTTTTTTTTGGCAAAAATAAAGACAAAGTGGTAGAAGCTCGATCACCTGATTATATAAATATTTACTGGTATATATTGATTGTTGGTAGTTGGGTGATAGTAGTTACTCACGTGCTTTGGAAAGCTCAAATAAATATTTACTGGTAAAAATATGGATGTAAACAACCTGTGGACAAGTTGTTAATAAATTGTGGATAACTATTGCGTTTTGCAATCTTTTGACCTATATTAAAACCAAGTATGTTTGATTAACATAGTAATTAAAACCTCCTACTGTGTTAATAAGTTAGTAATAACCTAACACCTAAAGGGAAGATGTAAAAATCTTCCCTTTTTTTTGGTCTA